GGCCATGTAGCGGTTCTCCTGTGGTTGGCGGCCGCTGCAAGCCTTGTGGGCAGTCTAGTAGGTCTACGGTGCGACTTTGGTGCGTATCACGAGCTCGTAGGCCGGATAGTCGGCGCCACCGTAACTAACGGTCGTGGGTCGTGCCGTGTTCAGGCCAATTTGGGCTTCCCGAATGAGATCAGCCAGGTCAAGCAATTGGTCGAGTGTGCGGTTGTCGCCAGTGCCCATACCGACGATAACGACACGGAATTCCATGTCTGCAACAACATTGCTGGCCATCTGGATGCTTGGCGCCTCAACGATTGCGCACGGCACATTGATGTTGCGTGGATCATTAAACACTTTCAGCCCTGTAATCGTGCCGAGCTTTGTTACGAGCTGGTCATAGCCCTCTTTAAACAGCGTGTCAGGCATCAGGCCACCTGCGGCTTACCGACTCCGAGCAAGCGAAGTATCTGACCGTAGTTCCCTGTCACCGGGCCACCTGTGGCCAGCGGATCAAAACTGGCGAACGCTTCGGTGCTGCCGCGCTCGCGGTAAAGAATGGCGGCGTATTGCACGGTGCCTAGTCGAGCTGCACCATCGGGCACGGTGCTTGGTGAATCCCAGTAGCCGGCTTCTTGGCGTCGACGGAAGCAGAAAGCGTTGGCGGCCGCAAGAGCCATGTTGGCAACGTCAAGGTCGGCGCTGGGATTGGTGAATGTAAAGCCGAGGTAGTCCTCTAAATCAGCCAGCACAATCCACGTGCAGGTAATCGAGTAGGTGACGCTGCCGGTGGCTGCAGCGCGATCGGCGTCGTCTGTGGTAAGCGCAAACAGCACCTGATTAGGGATAATGCGATTTGTGTCAAACGTGTAATCGCCCTGGTCGGTGACGCCAGTGAAGTAATACTCGGGCAATGCAAGAATCTTGTGGCTGCCATTCCATGTGGCATTAACACCGCCAATGGTAATGCTTTGGCCGACCTCAAATTCGAGAGGTTCCAGCAACTGAACGATGGCAACGTTGCTGACCACCTGTTTATGGGTGATCGTGTACGTCGCCACCGTTCAGTGTTCCCTGGAGGAAGGAATCAGCTGGATCAGGCGATTTCGACGAACTTGCTGGCATCGAGCATCAAGGTCGCCAGATAGCCGCGGAACTTGATGATGCGTGACAGCGAGCCATCGGTCGCTTCGACTTGGATTGCGCCCTTTTGCTGTTCGTAAATCTCAAAGCCGTCAGCCGCGCCGATTGCGAGGAAGTCGCTCTCGTATGGGCACACAACGACTGAGAGGCCGAAGGCATTGGCCGACAGCGTGCCGGGGGCGACGTTGCCAAAGGCGTTCATCGGGCCGACTTGTGGGAACAGCGGTCGGTCAGCGGTGTCGCTGAGCTGACCGAGTGCACCCCAGAAGGAGGGCGACGCGAACAGGTGCGTCGGCAGGTGCGTGCTGGCGTTGAGGATGGTCTGCGATGCGCCGTAGATCCATTCTGCCCAGGCAGCCGGGTCGGTTACGTCAAACGCGGCGCGAGTCGTGGTGATGCCGGCCTTAAGCGCGGCTTCAACTGCATCCTCGGTCTGCTTGCCGTATTCGCGTGCCATGTCGTCGACGAGCGCGCTGAGAACTTGCGGTTCGCTCCAGTCAATGTCCTCTTCGGACAATTTGACGTAGCCGCCGTAGACGGCCTTGGTGACATTTTCCTTGGCCACGACGAATGTGCCTGCATCAAGCGGCTGGTTTTCGCCGTTGCTCAAACCAATCGTGGTGTGCGTGGTGACCTTCGGGCGCGAAAACACTTTGCCGCCACCGGGCATGGCGCGAGCGCCGATTGCGTCGATGACTGGGCGACGACCGATGAGGTTGTTGTAGACCGGGCCAAGAATCGGCGTCGGCAACAGACCAGGCGTGTCGGTGGTGACCACATCGGGCGCAGCGGCCTTCAGGTTGGCGAGGAACTCTGCAGCAACGGAGCCACCCTGGCACAGCTTGCTGATGTATTCGCCAGCGCTCGGCATGACGAACTCTTTCTTGGGTGCAGCGAACAGCATTTGCGGTGCCGGTGCTGGTGCTTCAACGGCTGCTTCGACCTTGTCTGACATTGGTTGGTTTTCCTCTCGCGGTGGTTCGGTCGCTGCAACATCTGTAATGGTAGCACCCTTAAACGCTGGTTGCGTCACAAGGCTGAGCTCAACCCAGTCGGCTTTGGCAATAACCATTGTGCCGTTGTCGTCGTATCGGGCATCGATGACATCGACACCGACTGAAACCGAGTCAACAGCTTGGTCTTTGATCAGCTCGATCATGTCGTTGCCTTCGGTAGTGGCGCTGATTCGCGCCGTAAAAACCATGCCTTTTTCGCTGTCAACACGGCCGGTAACGACCCCGACAGGCTGGGTCGAGTCGTGGTATTTGAGCAGCTTGGGCTTCTTGCCGGTGATTGGGAGGCTGCCGCGTTCAAAGCGCACGCGCGTGCCATCCGAGACGGTGGCTTCGACGTTCCAGGGCACGGCAATGCCCGAAATGGTGCGTGGTGACTCGCCATCCTCGGCCAGTACGAATGTGTCGTCAGCTGTCAGTCGAATCATTGCCATCCTCGGTTTCGTTGGTAGGTGCCCGACCAGGTGCAGCGTTGTCCTGGTCGGGCTCCATCTGTGCTTCCTCCAAGTATGACTCTACGTCGAGATAAATGTAGCGGCCGCGTGGCGTCACGTTGTTCATGCTGAGCGTCTGCTCAATGCAGTCAATGAATGGCTTGGCGCCAAATAGGTACAAGTCTTGGCGTGCCTGTTGCGCGTTTTGATAAGTCATGCCTGATCCGCTTGGCGCGCCAACAAGGTATGGCGGAATGTTGGCGATGCGAGCCATCTCAAGCGCTTGATAGGTGCGCGCTTCCGTTAACTGAAGTTTGCTTGGATCCATGTACGACTCTTTCCAGTCGACGTACTGGTTCAACGCAGCGATGGCGTTGTTGTTGCGTGCCGCGGCAAAGCCTGCGGCCAATTCGCTAAGTTCCTCAGCGCTCAATGGCTCGCCTTCGGTTTGTTTTAAGACACCGGCTGGCGTTTGATTCTTGGCGAAGCGCTCGGCGCTGGTGTCAAGGTTGATGTTGGTGCGGATTGAGCGTGCACCCATTGTCAACAGACCTTGAATCGGGCTGAGGAATTGCACTACGTCGTTTGGATCGAGCCTGTAGCCGTTGAAATAGACTTCTTTGCTTGGGCCGAACCATTGTGGGCCTGCTTGGTCGCGCGTTTGTACGTCAGCAGCCGGTATCCACGTGAACGTTGCCGGGAAGCCGTTGCCGAATCGGCTGGTGACAATCCAAAATGCGCGGCCGTAGAACAGCAGGTCGTCGGTTGTCCAGCTCATGATGAAGTTGCGCGTGACGTTTGGGTCTGGCTGATAAAACCACGTGTCATCCGGGAGGTCAATGTCCTCGTATTCGTCATCCATCCACTGCTTGCCATACTGATGAATTTCCAAGCAACCCACCATCGAGCAGATGAGATCACGCGCGCGGCTGATTGTGGGAATCTGGATAGCGGCCGCCCGGTTGAAATCGGCCGTGTAGGTCATGAAGTTGCCAACGAGAGGATTGCCAGCAGCGCCAGCAGCGGCGACTTGAGCCTTGGGTGCGTTGGGGATTGCGCGTTTGAGCGAGAAAACAGCCATCGTGCAGTCAGTCTAGGCGCTCGATGCAATCACAGGTCGGTTCACCATCGGTCGCGGTTTGCCACACATACCGACAGCCCACACCAAGCACCGGGCTAACTCGATAGGGCCAGATGATTTGGTTGAGCTCAACGCGATAGCGCCAGGCGTCTTGACAGCCACAGCGCGGCCGACGTGCTCAGCCAACATTGTCTCGCCAGTGTGCGCAACTCGGCCTTCGTTGATGAGCGACCTAACCATTGACGTGTGGCGGCAAATCTCTTGATAGCCGACCAGCACGCGGCGACGCTGAAGATCAGTAGGGCAATTCGTGTCAAGCGTCGGAGTAATGGCAACAGTCAACCCAGGATTCGACGCAATCTGTTGACGGATGTTATCCCAAACCTGCGTCACGGTTTCGCACATGAATGCGACAGTCGCAGTCAGCATCCCAGCACTGTTGCCGTTGCAACGTACCGCCACGTATCGGCCATCGTCGACTGCCACCTCGACTGCAAGCACGCCACCAGGCAGCGGCGGCAGCTTGGTAGCGCAGCCTTCCCACTTGCCTGGCGCAAGCCACGACAGTTCTGACTGCACCCATAGGTTCACGCTAGATCGGAGAAAGCCAGCACGGTTAGGCGATTTGGCTTCCTGCTCAATGGTGCGGATGTCAAGCGTGTGGCCGAGCGCCGGGTTGGAGTATTCCCAGGCACCGGGTGACATTGGGTCGGCGTCAGGTGGCGGCGAGTATTCAGCCAGGTAAATGCCGGTGGCTTTGTGCTCATCAATGGCGCGGATGCCTTGCTCACGCCAACGCATCATTGCAATGCTGTCTTCAGTGCCGGCCGTAGACCACATCGAGCACAACGGATTAGGCCGAGCACGCTGCGTCGGCAGCAAACCGATGTCAAGTGTCTCTGAATCAATGCCGAACACTTCGTCGGCAATAATCAGGTCAATGCTCATGCCGTGACCGGCGCTAGGGCGTGCGGCTTTGACCCACCATTTGCTTTGACCTATTTCGCAACGATTGTTTGAGTATTGCCATACGATTTTGGCGCCAAATTTCTCTTTGAGTATCGGCGCTAAGTCTTGAAACAGTGAAGTTGCTAGATCGAGTCGGTGCGCGGTGGTGAGGATGTTTTGCGGCCCGGCTTCGAGCTGGTAATCGGTGAGCCACCATCCGAGCAACGCTTTGAGCGCGACCGTTTTGCCGTTTTGTCTGGCGACACTGACGAGCGACATGGGATTACACCATTTGCCATCAGCGTCATACGCAAGCTGACCGTCAAGTACGTGCCGCTGCCAGGGCATGAGTTCGACACCCAGGACCCGCTCAGACCATGCTGCAACATCTGG